AAGCGCGTCAGCAATGGCGAGCGTGGCACTGATTGGGACTCATTCTGCGCTGCTGTTGAGTCGTTAAAGTTCGGCACAATGTTTAGACACAATGTAAGCGGCGATCTTCCGGTCAACTCACAGGGCCTAGTCCTTACCGAGAAGCTGGATCAGCTGCAGTGTGCTGTGGTTAACGCTGGGTTAAGGTTTTACACCTACACTCACCACCATACAAACCAGCTGGGCAAAGTTAACGCGAACACCGTTAAACGGTTCTCATCTCCTGGGTTTGTAATTAACATCAGCACGGAAACAGTGAGTGATGCCGTTAAATATCATCGAGACGGGCAAGATGTTGTGATCACTAACAGCGCGGTGTTTGAGTTAGCAGTGCGAGCGATTAAAGATAACAAAAACCCGCTAGAGATTGTCAACACTTATGACATCAACTCGCCCGTTAAGGTGATCCCTTGCCCGGAACAATACACAGACAGCGCAACTTGTGCAACTTGTAAGTTGTGCGCTAGATATAACCGAGACTACGTAATAGCGTTTAGGAAACACTAATGTTTAAATTTAGTGAAATTCTCTCGTATGTAGGTTTTCTTTCCGCTCTAGTGTTAATACTGCTTCTCAGGTAAGCAACAATAAATGCCCCTAATATTTAGGGGTTTTTTATTAGCTACTTGTAATACGAATACGTATCAGCATTAGCTAACAATACGAATACGAATTCAGATTAAAACCTGATTCGAATACGGATTCGTATTGATAACGGTTCTCAACAAGGGTGGAAAACCGGCTGCACCTGGGTAAATACTATCACGGCCACAGCCATCTTACAGAGTAAAATAAGTTATCAGAAATCCGTATATGGCTCCTCCCAGGACTGCAAAAGAGGCGTTCTATGGGCCTCTAAAACAGGTGGCTGCTCAGTATGTTCCTCTTCTGATGGCCCGCATGCGAGTGTTGCAGGAACGCGCAAATGGAGCAATCGAATACCTTGAGGCTGAGGAGGAGGACTCACCTGCTCTTGTTCTGATGGACGAGAAAGAGAGAACTGTAGGGATGGCAGAGGCTCAAACGACATTACACAAATCAGTACTGGAAGCAGGGTTATGTCAAACATTGGTTGGTGCTTTTGCTGATTTACTTGAGAATGATTACGCCGGGATCAAGGACAGCTCTTGTTTCTTTGTTGACAAAGACGGTGACATCATCCCGTTGTACGAAGAGAACGGCCTTTACGACGCTGATGACTAGTCCTTAGGCAGGATGCTGCCACAGACACGTTCAATGGCCTGCATGTAGCCATCCCAGAAGTGTTTGTCATCCTCCCTAATGGCGTTACGGAAGTGTTCAGAAGCCCAGGAGTACTCCTCCAAGATCTCTTCCACGCTGAGGTAGAACTTTTCTGCTGACAGATCTTGATGAGTGTGATCAGGATCAAAGTAATCATCATCAGTTGCGGATACTTCAGTGAAGGAAGTCATCTCTGGTGTTTAAGCAGGTGGTAAAACAGAGTTTATAACCAGTTTTAAAGGTTTCTTACAGAAAGAGTAAAAAACCCTCATAAAAAGTGGTTTTAAAAGTGTTCTTTAAAAAGGGTATTGAGGCTGCTCTGGTCAAGCACTGGTAAAAGACCACTTTACCGGCTGGCACAAACACTGTTTACCGAGCGTAAGACCCTCAATACGTTCAAGGCGTCCGTTTCACTCAAACTGCGTGATGCAAATCAAAGGCGAACTGACTGGCTACGTGCCAAGCATGTACGACGAACCCACCTTCAACGGTGAACCACAAAACAACTGGACCATCAAGGTCTTGGTGACTGAAGACACAGAAGAACTTGTGTCTGCTCTTGAAAAGGAGTACGACGCTGGTTGTGAGTGGTGGCAAGGTATCAACGGTCGTAAATCTTTCTACGATCCTCCGTACAAGCTGCTTGACGATGGCTCTGTGCAAGTCACGATGACTGCAAAGCTGAGCTACGAAGAGTTCCCTCTGCCTGTAGTGGATTGTGAGCTAGAGCCCATTGCAAAGGATCTGTATCTGCGTCCTGGAACCAAGGTGATTGCCCATGGTGAGGTTAAGTTCCACGCTCGTAAAGCACCCAAAGGTGGCATCCGCCTTTGTCCTACTGGTGTTCAGATCCTTGAGGCTGTGACTACCACGGGACGTGACCGTGGACCTGTCAAGTTTGTAAAACAATCTGGTTTTACTCAGTCCAAGCCAAATGTTGAAGAACTTGCTACGGTATCAGTCAAAGGAGCTGATCCTGATTTTTAAGTAGCAAATGGCCCGACGATTTCATAAGTACGGTAAACGCCAAAACGACGGTTATCGCTCGGGCTTTGAAAGCAAGGTTGCTGCAGACCTTGAACAGCTTGGTGTGGCTTACAGGTACGAGTCACAAAGCTTTGATCTTGTAATCCCACGCAGCTACACGCCTGACTTCTTTCTTGCCAACGATGTTGTGCTTGAGGTCAAGGGTTTCTTTGATCAAGAGGACAGGCGGCTAATCAAGTTGTTCAAGGAGCAGCATCCCTCTGTTGACATCCGCATGGTGCTGCAGAAGCCGCATCAAAAACTCACAAAGAACGGGCGTATGACTTACGCGACGTGGTGTGAGAAACACAATGTTCCCTGGTGTGAGGGTCCTTCACTACCGAAAGACTGGACTATGTTATAGTTCGTTCGGATAGATGAAAGGACACGCGACCTCCAGGGGCTAACTACCTTTGGAGGTTTTTTCATGTCTCGCGTTGTTCGCCGTTTGAGCTGCCCGCTGTGTGGCTCTCGGGACAACGTTGCTTTGTACGACGACGGTGGTGAGCATTGCTTCACTCCAGGTTGCAACTATCACAAAGCTTCCAGTTCCTCATCGATTCCTATGCCAATCCAACAAACAGAAACACACGAGATCCAACCGCTTGTAGGTAGCTACGGCGCCATCGAAAGCCGCAAGGTCACAGAAGATGCTTGCCGCCTGTTCGGCTACTTCAAGGGCCACCACGGCGACAGTGCTGCGTACTTCTGGCCGATCTACGACAAAGAGCGGCGCTTGACTGGTTACAAGATCCGTAAACCCAACAAGCAGTTCGTTCAACACGGATCAAATCCTGATAACACGTTCCTTGGACAGGAGAAATGGAATGCTGGTGGCAAGCTGCTGGTCATCTTTGAAGGTGAGTACGACTGCCTCAGCTACGCCACGGTGCGAAAGACCTGGCCCTGTGTGTCGCTGCCAAACGGTGCTGACTCAGCAGAGCGCTGCATCCGCAACAACCTTGATTGGTTGCTGAAGTTTGAAGAAGTGATCCTGTGCTTTGACGGCGATGAGCATGGGTCAGCCGCGGCCAAGAAGGTGGTTCAACTGCTTCCACCACGCAAAGCAAAGATCGGCACCATAGAGGGCTATAAAGACGCCTCTGAGGCCCTTACAGCAGGCGATAGCAAAGCCATCATGCAGATGGTGTGGACAGCCGCTAAGTACGAGCCTGATGGGATTGTGAACGGCTCCAATTTGCTGGAGTTTGTGCTGGCTGATCCGAAGGTTGAGAGCGTTGAATATCCCTACTCATTCCTTAACGACAAGCTGCATGGCTTGCGTAAAGGTGAGCTTGTCACTGTCACAGCTGGCACAGGTATTGGTAAATCCACTTTTGTTTCAGAGATTGCTTATGACTTGCTCACGCGGCAAGGGGAGACTGTTGGCTACGTCGCTCTTGAGGAGAACATCAGACGTACTGCTCGGCGTTTTGTTGGAATGGAGCTTGATTACCCTATCCATATTGATCGGGGTTACTTCACTGATGAACAAGTTGAAGCTGCGTTTGATAAAACGCTTGGATCCGGTCGTCTGTATCTCTACGACCATTTTGGTTCTTTGGACCCTACCGTTCTTCTTAATCGGATACGCCATCTTGTTTCTGGCTGCAATTGTAACTGGATCATTTTCGATCACCTTTCGATTTTGGTATCGGGTCTTGATCAAGGTGACGAAAGGCGGGCAATTGATCAAACCATGACAAAACTCCGTAGCTTTGTCGAAGAGACTGGCTGCGGAATGATTCTTGTGTCACACTTACGCCGACCACAAGGCGATAAGGGCCATGAAAATGGAGCGCAAACTGCTCTATCTCAGCTCAGGGGCAGCCATAGCATCCCTCAGCTCAGTGATGTTTGTTTGGGGTTGGAACGTGACCAACAAACCGCAAACTCAACCGAAGGGACTACCGTACGCGTGCTCAAGAATCGGTTCACCGGGTGGTGTGGAGCTGTGGGTGAAGTGAAATATGAAGAAAGTACCGGCAGAATGTTGGAGCTTTCAAGCAATAAAACTAAATCCACCAAAGTAGATGATTCTCTTGAAACCGATTTTTGACGTTCACATCCGTGAACTGAACGAGCGCAAAGTTTCTGTCCTTGCCACAACTGAGGAAGCCAAGGTTTTCTGCAGGCCCTATTTCAAATCCAATGACTTCTGTTTCGATTGCAATTACGAAGGGCTTGAGCGATTCGTTGATGAAGCTCTCGCAGCCGGACTCAAAACCTTCATCGATTCTGGTGTTCGATGTCGAGACAAATGCCCTAAAAATCGGGGACGTTACTACGATTCACTGCTGTGCGATTCACGACGGGAACCAGACGCAGCTGTATGAGGATCCCAAGGTTTGGATTCCCATCCTTGAGAACGCTGATGTGCTGGTTGGTCACAACATCATCCAGTACGACGTGCCTGCCATACAGCAGGTTTACCCCAGGTTTAAACCAAAGGGGCACCTGCTTGACACGTTGATTGTTTGTCGGATGTTGTACCCAAACATCCTTGACAAAGACTTCAAGCGCAAGTGGCCTGACATGCCAATGCAGATGTATGGCCGTCACAGTTTGGAAGCTTACGGCTACCGCTTGGGCTTTCAAAAAGCACACGCAGACATCACAGACTTCAGCACACTCACCCCTGAGTTAGCCGAAAGGTGTGTCTGTGACGTGGATTTGAATGCTAAGCTTTTCACTCGGTTGCAACCAAAGATCGAAGGCATCCCTTGTGCCATGGATCTAGAGATGAACTTTGCGAAGTTGATCTCCCTGCAGGAACGATCTGGGTTTCCGTTTG